CTTTCGGCATGGACTTGTACATACTAACTCGCTCGATTGCACTAGTGTTACCCGTGGTAACAGATAGTAGGCTCCAAGGCTTACCCCTAGCTCGTTCAGTGTTTAACCCCCCGCTAGTCATACGGTTCTTCTGCTTACCACTAGATATTTGATATATAAGGGACGATAGTTCTTCACCTTTAAGCTCAGTAAGTTCGTCAATGTACACAGGTAAGTTATGGTACAACTCACACCTGTTCATCCTAGAGTTTTTAGTGTCGGCCTCTCCTAGAACTAGTGATTCGGGCTTACCCCATATAGATGCCCCCACAAACATAGCGGTAGTCTTACCAAGCCCACTCTCTTTACTATGCACATGGAAAGCCGCGCAAGGGATAGGCGACAATGCCATAAGAGGTGATCCAAACCCTGTACCTACTATGTACTGGTGCATTTCAAACCCGTCACGGTCATAGAAGTTAGCCATGTCTTTCCACTCCTGCAAAGAACCTTTAGGTTCAAACGCAGGGAACATGCCTACTGTGGGGGTAGAAGGTGGGTTGGACGTAATCTTATCAGCGTGTATTTCTTGGCTACCTAGTACGAAAGACTTGAAGTCCTCCCCTGCCCAACCGAACTGCCTACGCGCCTCCGTTGCAGTACTAGTAGCCTGTAACTCGTTTACCCATGTTGTCATGTAGTTCATTAGGTCTTCCATCCTCATAACGGCCACGCCGTGCATAGCCATGTTTTTACGTAACTCTTCTTTAGAGGTTACTGATGTAAGGGGTATCGTAAACTCTCTAACCCCATCCTTTGGTAAGTGCAGTCTAATAACTACCGCCTCACCCATCTCTGCATCTTGAATACGTTTAACTACATACAAGTCATTGTGGTATACCAACTTCTCATCTGGGTCACCATCGGAATCTACTGAGCGTAAGTAAACCCCGCCGTTGGTACCCCTAAAAAATGGTCTTGGATACGCCGGAATCACATAGGTAGTAGTCGGTGTATTACGTATGTCTAGCGCAGGTACTTCCACGATGTTATCTTCTTCTGTTGCCTCCACTACGCTACTGCCTAGCACTATAGGTGACTTGACCTTGCCCCAGTTAGGACAAGATGGGCATACGTCAGAGTTGAACTCGTCAAAAGACGTACACTTGTATGGGCCTTTGATAAGACTCATCTTCTCCTGTGTATCTTCAGGCGTATACTCTTCGTGATTCTTAGATATGTTACGCGCCGCAGAGTCAGAGTCTACGCAGAACTTGGCGATAGATAACCCCGCTCTCCACATAGGTTCGCTACAGCTTTCTTGGTCTTGCCATATGGTTCGTAGCTGTTCGCACCCCGTGCCTTTCATAGTCTTAGCAATAATATCTTTAAAGCTATTCTGTTTGTTGCCCATTAACGCATCCATCACGGAACTAGAACCTAGAGGAGTCATCTTCTTGGGGACTGGTATCATCCCACCTCCAAGTAGCATGGAGAACTTATCGAAATCTATGTAGTCAGGTACATCATCCCCTAAGAACTCAACAGGAGATGGAGGGGTAGTCTTGTAGTTGTGAGTAGTAGGCACACGCAATACCCTAGCGGCATCGGCAGTGACCGCAGGATCGGCCAGTAGCTTGTGTTCAGCACATAACTTCTTTAGGCGTTCTGCTACAGGTAGCCAGTCATCTATACCTACCGCCTCAGACATAAACCAGTATGCGTGTATGCCCCGTCCAGAGTTAACTAACTTAGGTTTGGGTAGTGATAACGTCTTACAGAAACCCTGCAATGCTTTGAGGGCTTCGTCTTGATTAGGATAGTCTTTAGTTTCTCCGCAATCTAAATCTAGGAAGAAAGACTGTAGTTGTTTTACGTTAGTAACTTTACGTGAGTTGGCTTCCTCAAACGTAGCTAATGCAAAGTAGGCATCATAGCCTTTACTATCTAGGTCACGGGCGGCATCTGCCATGTCGCCTATAGAGGTATAGAACTTCTGTACCCTTTTATCATCTTTTGTACGGAACGAAAATAAACAGTAGTGCCCTTCGTCCCCCAGTGTTCTTTTTAAAAAGTCTTCTGTATTCATATTGTATACCTAATTCCGAGAGGTATCGTAGCAGGGGCGCTTGCACGCCCTCTTCGGAAATATTCCTAGCTACAGTTACGGTGTTACAAGGGACAGTTAGTCGTCCCAGTCGGCTACGATAGATGCTAGTGCGTCATCCGTTGCTTTGGGGGCGGGTGCTGTCTTCTTAACTACTTTCTTTGGCTCTTTAACTTGCGCAGGAGCTTCATCGTCCCCAAACAAGTCATCAGATACTACTGGCGTTTCCACTGGAGCGGTGGCTACCACTTCAAATGGACTCTCTTCTGCTGAGAATTGAAACCCACCTTCTACTGCACTGAACGGAGACGTAGCTTCCATAGGTACATACTTAATTACCTGTACGGCGCGTAGTCTAAGGGATACACCTGCTTCCCGCATGTTGTACGGCGTAAACGTCACCGCCACATTTACAGTACTTCCAGTAGTAAGCATGAAGTCTTCAGGTAGTTTAACTCCTTTTGAGTCATACTGTATAGGCTTAAACGTAGCGTCCTTACCATACGCACCTTTTAGAGATGCTTTATGAGAATACGAACCGTCTTCTTCTTTCTTAAAAGGCATATCGAACTTGTCAGGCCATCCTTTTTCTTTCTTAGCTTCATACGCTTTTACCATCTCTACAAACAAGGCTTTCGCTTGATCTTTGGTCATGCGGAAACGAGTCTCGTACTTAGCACCTTCGTCAAACACGTCACAGGGTATAGTGCGATTTTCCGCGTTATCGAACTTGTAAGTTTTATTGATACGAGGCCATAGGGCTTCGACGTTTGATATTACATATTGATTGACTGTAGCCATGTTATTAATCCTAATTGTTTAGTTTGCGTTTAACTCAAAACCATCTACTATCGAGAACGGGGATACAGGTTCACTTGTTGTAGGGACAGACATAGTAATCGCCGAGATAGTATCTTCGTGGTCGATCATAGCTGTAACCTTTGCTAGTGCATCTTCGTCTAGGCGGTCTATAGGTTTAAAGTAAAGTTTTGGTACAACACTATCCACATCAAAGTAAATCTTGGTAGTGATAGTGACTATCGGTGTATCGTGTTTAGCCAGTAGTCGGGCGTAGTTTTGCATGCCCTTGTCCCCACTGTTAGTGCTACCAAATATAGAAGTAGCAGGTATTTGTAACTGATACACTTCTTCAGGTTTATCCTGAAATACAACTGCTAGTCGTTGTGAGAACCGACAAGCCCTACCCCCGTACTGTCCTGAACCTCTAATATTTTGAGAGCAGTCCATACAACGCATAGATTGCCGTTGATCTTGAGGTACTTCGTTAGACGGTAACTGTGTGTCAGGTGACCAACACGTAGGTACCGCAACCCTATTGGGGTCATACGCTTCGCCATAGTAAGCGCGAGATACTGGAGCGGCATTAACTACCACCACTTCTATTGAGCCTGAGTCGTGAGTAACTTCCTCGCCGTTTGCAACAAACCTAAACTTGCTATCACGTATGCTTATTCGACGTAGACCGTTATTCCCACTCATTAGGCATCGTCATCCAAGTCTAACTCCAACTGCATAGAGCCTTCTGCCATATAATCTTCTTCGGGAACAGTAAATGAAACACTGTTTAGAAGTCCTGCCTCTACTCCCGTCAGATTAAAACGGTAAGTACTGCCTATCTTTATATACGTGTTAGTAGGAATCTTATTGGTTCTCAGCCATGCACGGACTGTCGATATAGATACCGCAAAGTGCTTCGCTACAGTTTCAATGGGTACGTACGCTTCTTTCATTATTTCCTCCTTACTGAGACTACATACTCTGAGTCTACATTAAGACCTTTAGGTACAAGGTCGGGGTTCTCTTCTAAAAACTGTTTCATGTTCGTTTGGTTGAGTCGCTTATCAAGTAACTCAGGTGCTCCATGCTCTAATACAAACTCGTGCATGTTGCTCCAATCGCTAGTCCAGTACCTAGTCTTGGCAGACCTATAAAACAATCCTTCTGAAGTCTTTACACTATCTAGTCCCTGCTCTTTACAGTAGTCGAGTAAGGCTCTTTTAACCTTGTCTAACTGCTCTGACAGTTCACCGTCTTCTTCTTTGTAAGATGCCGCAAGTTCCGAACGCTTATCTTTTATCTTCAAATAAACCTTAGTTAAACGCTCTGCAATAGGCTTTACATCACTCATCACACTCTCCTTTAGTAACAGGACGTTCACTTTATTGCGTTACAGTTAGCTAGTCAAGTATTTCTTTGTAAAGATCAATCATTTTTGTGTGTATGTTAATTCTGTTGTCTAATAGTGAGTAAACACGTTTCTCTGCGTGCGAACCTTGTAGCTGAACGACGGTACATTTGTGATCTTGTCCTGACCTGTGTACACGAGCGTTGGCTTGGGCATATGTCTCTAGAGAACTTGTCGGTGCCCACCACACTACTGTGTTAGCCGCAGTCAATGTAACTCCATGCGCCGCTGACTGTGGTTGTATCACTAGAACCTTGGGATCATCTGCCTCTTGGAATCGTTTAAATATCTCTGTACGCCTTCCGGCAGGTACATCTCCCCGTATGACCTCTGTTGATATACCGTCTTCGCGTAGCTTCTTAGTCAACATATCAATCGTGTGCTTAAAGGGTACGAACACTAATACTTTCTTACTAGACTCATCTATTACTTCTCTTAACACCTTATACCGTGGGGTTATGTCAAACTCCAAAGAGTCGCCCTTGTCGGTGTATACAGCACCTGCTGATATTTGTAATAACTTATTCATGTTTACTGCGGCATTGGCGGCGGTTATCTGTTCCCCTGCCGCTTGCATTACCATCTTGTCCTTTAACTCTTTATAGTATTTCAACTGCTGTCGAGTAAGGGCTATCTCTCGCTTCACGTATACCATTGGGGGTAAGTCTAAACACTCTTCTTTAGTAAACCGAATAGCGGGTTGCAACACCCTATGCACTGTAGTCGTTGCATCTTCTTTTGGTGCCCACTTAAAGTTTGTTATCTTACGCATTACTTGGTCGCGGAAAGAACCAAAGAACCTAGGCACTGCTTTGGGGTTAACAAGTTTCGCTATGCCGTACGCATCCGTGGGACTTTGAGCGGCAGGAGTACCCGTCATCATCCATAGCCATGTACTTGGCCCTACTAACTTAGCTAGAGTCTTCCATCGTTTAGTCTGTGGGTTCTTGTAGTGAGTAGCTTCATCAACGATTATTAAGTCGAACCCTCCGTTGGCTACTGCGTCTGCTACTATCTCTACCCCGTCATAATTTATTATCACGTACTCAGCGTCACCTTCTATTATCTTGGCGCGTTTGGCTTTGGCTCCGTAGGCCACGTCTACCTTGCGGTGCATAGCAAAACTAAACAGGTCATTGCGCCATGCGGAATCCATGATAGACAGCGGGCATATAACTAGCACTCGGTTTATTACGCCTTCTTTCAGTAAGTAATCCGATGCCCATATAGCACTAGCGGTCTTGCCTGTACCCTGCTCATTGAAACAGAACGCCTTGCGGTTAAGAGTTAAGAAACTGGAGGTGACTTTTTGGTGGTCAAACGGTGTGTACTTACCCGTCCATTGGTACCTAGATTCTATAGGGGAGGGCGCGTTTATGTGCATGTTACGTAGCACCCGCGTTTCTTCTAGTCCCCAGTTAACAAGTACTTGGTTGTTTGGTAGTTCTTTGCTCTTGGGTATTACCGCTGTAACCTTAGATGGGTTACGCAATGTAAGCAGTAATGCCTTGCCGTCTACTATATTCATTTGTCGCTCCGATACGAAATAGCATGAAGTGGGTGTCCACGTCACACGAAAAAGTTAATGGCCCTGCTTCGTCTACAGATAGGGCTAGGTCTGCTATGAATCAATATTTAATCAGACTACTCGATTTTATGCCGCTGATTCTAAGCGCCAAAGGAGGGCACGACATCATTTATAGACGCATCAAGTAAGCGTCAACCTCACCACACATAAACTGTTACTTCTTTTTCTTTTTCTTGTAGTTCCTACTACGGTTAGCGGCTCTACTCTCTACCGTTACTCCGTCTTTGTTACTACCACCCTTACTCAATGCTTTCTTGTGGCTAACGTCTTTACCTTCACGCTTGTCGGCTTTACCGTTCTTATTAGCGTCTTTACCTTCCTTATCCATCTTACGTCTAGCACGTTGTCGTTCCATACGTGCCTTATGTTCTTTGCTCCCAACAGGAGGGTTCTTTTGTTTCTTTCTGTCTTTCGGATTCTTGTACGGCATTAGTTCCTCCCGTTATGTACACATTCTGTCACGATGCAGTGACGTTTACATAGCCCACTTTGGTGTGCATTCCACACGTTGTTCTCGAATGCTTGCTCCATACGGCTATAGTCTGACAACCACTTAGTCCATAACTTAGACTCATCTTTCTTATAGTAGCTGTCCTTCACAAGTTCATTGCATACCACAAACAGTAAGCCACCCTTCACTGATTCAAGGTCGGGGTACAGCTTAAACATACTAAGCGCCATTAGTTCTAACTGACCTTTATCAGCGTACCTAGTATTTTTACTTGTCTTATAGTCTACTACATAAGCTGTTTTGGTGCGCTTGTTTAGGATAACTAAATCCGCTATGCCGCGCCACCACACGTTATCATCTCTAAATCCGCATGGCTCTAGGTTCTCGGTAAGTCCCATCTCCAATTCACACAGCTTCTCACCTTCTATATTGTTCAAGGCATCAAGTACATCTTTGCAGTACCCGTACTTCTCAGGCAGTGGCGTTCCGTCCCTGATGTATTCCTCTGCGGCCAAATGTACGGCAGTACCATACAGCATGGCTTCTGTCTCAGGTTCCTTATAGCTCTTTGCCACCTTTAGGTGATAGAACTTCTTAGGGCACTGCTCAAACGATTTGATCTTAGAGAACGACCACGGTGCAATACTCAATGTACTGTACTCGCTTCTACCATATCAGCTACAGTTATAAGTTCTTCTATCAGTACGTGTAGCATGTCAGCGTTCAATAACACCCTGTCTTTATGCTCGTAAGACCCCTTTGTTACGCACTGCTCTATAAGTACTAAGGGGGTATCTTCCGAATCTACGCCTACGATAACGCATAAGTAGTCGCCTTCGGTTATATTCTCTGACTTGCTGAGTTCTTTATCACGTATAAACTTTTTCATGTCTGTTATTTTACCCATACGAAATCATCCACAGTATAAGCATAGTAGTTGAGATACTGCACATGGTTATTATATACAGCTTACTAACTACAACAGGGTGACTTAGGTAAGTTTTAAGGTTGGTCACCGCAGACAACAGGTTAAGTCCTACCAACTTTCTGCGAGAGTTACTTATTGATGTATCCGCAAACTTATGCGCTTCTTTCATAGCTTTCTCTATATCATTCATCCTGCCGCCTCTCCGTAAGATTTACCGCTATCCGACTCACACGTGATGGGCAAGCCTTCTGCCCAAGATGAAGCCGTATTCATGCAACCTTCTATGTAAGCGGTCGCTTCTTCTAACTCATTCTCAGGTACACAACATACTACGGAATCGTGTACGGTTAGTGCTACCTTATACTTCTTGGCAATGGCTAACATCTGATCACCAATTATGCACCTAGCTATGGCTTGGCATATGTTCTCTGTAACCTTACCGCCGTATATCCTAGTGCGTCCACGTCTAGTTCTATAGCTAAACTCTGGCCCGCGCTCTCCTTGTACATACTGTAAGTCGTCATAGCGCATCTTCAAACCTGATGGTAGTAGTACCCACCCATCGCATCCGTCCGATCCGTACTTAACTATACCGTCTGGCCCAAAGCTACCTGAGTTACCACGGGACATCTCTACTAACATGTTCTGACAGTCACGCCAAAAGGTAGCTATCTTCCAATTAGAATCGCGGTATATATTAATTACCCTACGCGATTCCTCCAGTGCCATATGTGTGCCGAATGACTGTAACTGATCAGCAAACCTTACCGCACCCATACCGTATCCACAACCTAGGATAGTAGTCTTACCAACAAACCGTTGCTCTTTAGTAACCTCCTCCTCTGGTATGTTATATATCTTAGAGGACATCTTTATGTAAACATCTTCTCCTGCGGCAAATGCTGAGACCAGCTCCCCTTGATCTGCAAGCCACGCTAACACACGCGCTTCTATCTGCGAGGAGTCGCAGTCAACCATCATGTACCCTTCGGGGGCAAGCATACTGTTCTTTAACTTCTTACCATTCACGCCACGACTAGGTAGGTTCTGTATGTTTATCTTATCGTCACCTCCCCACCTACCAGTATGCGCGGCATAGTATCTTACGGGTACCGGGAGAAGCCCGCGTTTAGCTATACCTATAAACCTCTCAGTACGTGATTCTTCTAGCGTACTCTTAGTGCCTAACCGTGACGTTACCAGTGCCTGTACACGTGGGTCTGAATGATTCTCCAACGCCTTGAACTGCTCATCGTTCTTAGCAAACGCGTAGGTCTGCTTGCCCGTAGTCAGGCTAGTCTTCATAGGAGGTATAACATCTAGCCCTATAAGTAACTCAGCAAACTTAGGGTTGCTCATCAGGTCTTTCTTTGTCGCACCAGAAGAAGTTATTAAGTCTTCTTTAATCTGCTTGGTATTTTCTAGGTGATGCTCTAGTAGTCCCAAGTCCAACTCCAACACTGGCTCTACGAACATACGCAACGTGCAGTCTATCAAACGTAGTTCTCCCTTCGGAAACATGTTACCCAAGGCCATACGGTTAAACAACTTATAGGTTAACTCTACATCGTTTATGCAGTAGTCCCCGTACCTGTCTAATTCTTCTTCGGTAAAGTCGATACGTCTTTTTCCAAGAGCATCAAGTACTTCTGTTCCCTTGTCCCCAATATCATATCGTTGAGCAAGTACAGCGAGAGAGCCGCCAACTTCCACGCCATGCAAAGCACGAGCAATACATAAAGTGTCAGTAAGTAAGCGAGGGTGAACATCAAACGTCCAAGACAAAATAGCGCCATCAAACAAAGTATTGTGAGCCAAAAGGACAGAACTAGCCCAGTCAAACGTGTGGAGGTAATCTTTGATCTCAGCATGAGTGCCGCTTGCCCATTCGGTGTCCCCGTTGTTTATCTTAACACCTACACCGATCACCTCAAAGCGAGGATCACGGATATAGGATTCTATTGTCATCTTGCGTAAAGAGAAATCCTTATCGTAGTAGGTTTCAAAATCAACCGTTATCAAGTCCATTTAGCGTAAGCCCATTATCACTGTGCAAAACGCTTCTACCTCCTTCTCTGGCACCCCTGTGTCTTTAGAGGTGTAACGTACTGTGTTACCCCCCTGTGCAGGGTCAGTAAAGTACTCATATAATCGTCTCAAGTTCTCAGAACTAATTTCTACATCATTCAATACATTCATCGGTTGTTTCCTCTTCGGTTTATTAAATATCTCATCTTTGGAATAGAACACCTTCTCGTAGTTGTCCCAGTAGGTCGGCGCTGTTGGACGTTGGCGGCTACCCTTACTCACTTTCAACTCCTTCTATTAACTTGTTTAGGTACCATTGCGCTTTCTTTAAGTCCTCTAGCGGCTT